CAACGGAACCTGGTGAGGGTGCCTTGAATCCGCAAGGTTTGTGGCGTCGTTCGCAGTCGTCTTGGCATTATGGGGCGGGTCAGCAGTATTCGGATACGGCTGATGCTGAGGCGTACAGGTTTTACACGAGCAAGGGTGTTGACCCGTGGACTAGGGGCCGTTTGTCGTTGTTGAATGATACGACGAATGTGTATTCGACGTCAGGTACGAACTTGTATGCCTGCACCGCCGATGGGCGCCTGTATGGGACTGATGGGCAGAACGTCAAGTACACGACCGATTTTGCGACGGTGACGACGGTGACTGGTACGGCTGCGTCACCGCTGTATTCGATTACTTCGGATGGCTACCACGTGTTCTATTCGTATGCCAACGGTGACATCGACCAAACGAACGCTGGCATTTCTACTTCGTCGGCGTACATCACCGGTATCGAGGCTGGAGTCTTGGCGTATGTCAGGGGTCGTTTGATGGTGGCTGGTCAGGGTACGGACAAACGCAAGATTTGGAACATCACCACTCCTGCTGGTTCAACGGCGAACAATCCGGCTGCTTTGTACACGCATCCGAATACGAACTGGACGTGGGTTGGTTTTGCTGCTGGGCAAACCCACATCTATGCCGCAGGCTACGCAGGTAACACGAGCATCATTTACAAGACGCAAATCCAGGCTGACGGCACTGCTCTTGAAATCCCGACTGCTGCGGCTGAACTGCCACTCGGAGAAATCGTCCAATCCATCTACGGCTATCTCGGTTACATCATTTTGGGTACTGCGACAGGGTTCCGTTTTTGTTCGACGGACACCGACGGCAACCTCACCGTCGGACCATTGGTGGAAACTGGTGCTGCGGTTGGGGCGATGGCTGGCATCGGCAAGTACGTCTACTTCGCGTGGAGCAACTTCGATTCCACATCAACAGGTATCGGACGTATGGACATCTCGGTGTTCATTTCCCCGAACCAGCCTGCGTACGCATCCGATTTGATGGCAACCACGCAGGGTACGGTACAAGCAATACACGAGTTCCAAAACAAGCCACTATTCACCGTCTCAGGGGTCGGCGTGTACACACCCCACGCCACGAACCTTGTCACCTCCGGATACCTGCGTTCAGGTATCTACAGGTGGGGTGTGCCAGACGCCAAGTTCATCCCCAAATTGGACATTCGCTGCCTGCCGTTGTCGGGTTCTGTCACCATGTCGGTTGCTTCTGACGGTGGAGACTTCTACGATTTTGCCACCCTCTCAACTTTGAACGTGAAAGAGAAAACGTTCGACGGGTTGGAGGACAAGATTTTTGAGGCAGAAATCAAGGTGACCCTTACCCGTGCTGCCAGCGCCACGACAGGTCCGACGCTTACCCGTTGGATGGCCCGCGCCTACGCCGCCCCGCTACGAAGCCAAATCTTCTCCGTACCCCTCATCATGCACCACAAACTGTCTATCAACGGGCGGGAGTATTGGCAGGATGTGGACGCCGAACTTGCCTATCTGCGGGACTTGGTGGAAACCCCCAGGGTGGTCACCTATCAGGAGAACGAGGAAACGTTTGCGGTGGTGGTGGAGAACGTGCAGATGCAGATAGCCCAAGTGGTGAACGCTCATCGGGCTAACGATTTCGAGGGGACTGCTATCGTGGTTATGCGTAGTGTAAGATGATGAGCCGATGGCAGCAGTAACACGTAGACAGTACAAGGGCGCAGCCGCCCAGACGACAATCACGAACGCTTTGGCGTCTGGTGACACGTCGGCTACACTCGCGGCAACTACTGGTTGGCCGTCCGGTGCTGAGCCGTTCTTTGTTGTTATCTCGCCTGGGACTGCGAGTGAGGAGAAGTGCAGCGCCACGATTTCTGGGTCGGTGCTGACTCTTACTCGCGCACAGGATGACACGACCGCTCAGTCTCATGCTTCGGGTGCGACTATCTATCCGGTTTTCTCGGCGGATGATGCTGATGAAGCGAACTTTTTGGCGTCAAGATACACAGCGAAGGGTGATGTGGTGGCGTTCAATGGGACTACGGTTGCTGCGTTGGCGGTCGGTGCAAATGATTTGGTGTTGACGGCTGATTCGTCGGAAGCGACTGGGCTAAAGTGGGCTGCGCTTCCTGCGGGAGCAGATGTTCTCCAAGTACAGGTATTCAGTTAGGATAGGTAACACATGGCAACATACACCAAACTCTGCTTTCAGCCTGCTGGCACAACTGGCACAGGCGTTGGCATCAAAGTCGCAGCAGCAGCCACGGCTGGCACGGCGATTCATACGGCATCATCTACCAGCACAACTATCGACGAAATCTGGCTCTACGCAGTCAATACCAGCGCATCTAGCGTCAAGTTGACCATTGAATACGGCACAACGACTGCGCCTGATGGCAACATTGAACTCACGGTGCTGCCTGAGGCTGGTTTGGTGACGGTGTTGCCGGGGCTTGTGTTGCAGGGTAACGCTACGCCAAAGGTTGTGCGTGCGTTCGCTGCGACTGCTGACGTTCTTGTGGTGTACGGATTCGTCAATCGCATTGAGGCATAGCACGTGGCTACGGCTCGTCGGCAACTTGGGTATGTGTCGTCACTAACGACGCAGACTTCGCTCATTACGGGTGTCTACGGTGTTGCGACGGGTGGAACTTCGTCATCCATAAATGTTGGTGGTCAGGACTACACGCTTCTGACCTTCACTAGCGATAGCAACCTTGTCGTGTCTCAGAGTGGGGTGTTTGATTTCTTGCTCATCGGGGGCGGCGGAGGCGGTGGCGGCGCAACAAGCACAAACGGAAACGGCGGCGGTGGTGGCGGTGGTGGCATTCTCGGATTAGATGACACGCTAACGGTCTATCTAGCCGCAGGAACCTACACGGTTGATGTTGGTGTTGGTGGCGTAGGCAGTAGTTCGTACAACAACGCAGGCAATCCATCACTTGTTGGTCAGTCAATCATTGTGTACGGCGGTGGTAGAGGCGGTTCGTATGCGCAAGCCACAAACGATGCGGATGGTAGCAACTTGTTTCGCATTGGTGGTGCTGGCGCAAACGCAGGCGGTATTTCAACTTCTGCCTCGTATCGCAACGTCGCATTCTCCAACAATGACTCTCGTATTGGTTTGGGTGCAGTCAATAACCAATACGCAGGCGGCGCAGGTCGCAACAACTTCGCTTCGGGAGAGAATAGCGGTGCAGGTGGTGGAGGCGGTGCTGGTGGGAATGGTGGTAATCCAAGCACCAATGTGGGCGGCAACGGCGGAGACGGGCGAGACATCTCATCGTGGATAACTGGAAGCACCTATTACGCAGGCGCAGGCGGCGGCGGCGCAGGTACTAGCACTGCTGGCTCTGCTGGTCTTGGAGGTGTTGCTGGTGTCACCAGTGGCACGGGCAACAACGGCGTGAACTACGGTGCTGGTGGCGGTGGCGCACGAAACGGTGCAGGCGGAAGCGGTGCGGCTGGCGCAGTATTCGTGAGGTTCAAGGTATGAGCGCACCAACATTCGCAAAGGTTGAAAACGGCATCGTCACACAAGTCAATGTCGTGACTTGGGAGTTTCTGACAGCGAACCCAGACCGCTACGGTGACTCATCGCTTTGGATGGAGTGCTTTCAAGACGGTTCGGGTCGTGGCTACTGCGGTGTCGGCTGGTCGTATGATGCTGACAATGATGTATTCGTTGCGCCTGTTAGTGAGGTAGTGGAATGACCCGTTCGTATTTGGGTTATGTGTCATCGCAGACAACGGACAGCGTTCCGTTGATGTCGTATGGTGTTGCGACAGGTGGTTCGTCGTCGAGCATCACGGTGAGCGGTCAGGCGTACACGCTTCTAACATTTACTAGCACGGGTACTTTGACGGTTTCTCAGGCTGGTTTGTTTGATGTTCTTTGTATCGGCGGTGGCGGCGGTGCGGGTCACAGCATCGTGAACGGCGAAGTAAGCGGTGGTGGTGGTGCTGGCGCATTGGTAGGCAACTCAGTCACTACGCTTTATCTATCCGCCAATCAAACTTTGACCGTTGGCGGTGGTGGTGCTGGCGCAACATCAGGTTCGCTTCGTGGTGCTGTTGGACAGGAAAGTTCAGTCGGCTCGCTGATGTCTGCGGCTGGCGGTGGCGGTGGCGGTGGAACAACCACATCGCAACGAGATGCTTATTCTGGTGCTTCGGGCGGCGGTTCTGTCGCCGCAGGTTCAGCACCATCAGTAACGGAAGAATTTGGCAACGCAGGCGGAACAGGCAGTTTCCCTGCGACTGCTGGTGGTGGTGGCGGTTTTGCGGCAGTTGGCGGCAATGGTAGTGGTGGTACGGGTGGTGCAGGTGGCAATGGTCAAGACATCTCAACATGGTTGGGTAGTGGTAGTGCAGTCAATGTTGCTGGTGGTGGTGGTGCTGGTGGTACTTCAACAGGCGGTGCGGCTGGAATAGGTGGTGTCGCAGGCACGACCAGCGGCACGGGTAACAACGGTGTCGCAAATAGTGGTGGCGGTGGCGGTGGCACACAGAACGGTTCGGGTGGCAACGGCGGCTCAGGTGTCATCTATGTAAGGTTCAAGGTTTGAAATGGCACACTTCGCAAAGGTAGATAACGGCATCGTCTCGCAAGTCATCGTCGTATCAAACGACGACTGCGGCGGCGGCGACTTCCCACAATCAGAAGCAGTTGGTCAAGCGTTCATTGCATCACTAGGACTTGCTGGCACATGGAAGCAAACAAGTTATTCGGCAAGTTTCCGTTCTAAGTACGCAGGTATCGGTGACACCTATGATGCGGTGAACGACGTATTCGTAGCACCGGCCCCCGTCGACGAAAACTAATCGAGCGGCAACTCGTCGTCACCCCACAACGACAACAACCACAACAAACC